GAATGGCCCGATGTGCCACGGGCCGATGCGCAGTAGGTATTGCATGGCGGGACCGTAGCGCAATTCTTGCCGCTGAATCCCGTAGCAATTCTGCAGTCTCATGAGACGCAGTGGCGACCGCTACCGTATGCCAAGCGGCGCATGGTCATGCAGGGCTATTTCCTGGAGATCAACGCAAAGCTGTTCATACGGTCCAATACGTCCGCAGATGATCTGCCGGGCGATATCTACAGCCACATGGCTGAGTTCATCCGATCCGATGAGGACATCATCGATATCGAGGTGAACGCGGTGCCCATCCCGCCAGACCTGTGTGGACCGCCATCGGATTGATGAGACGCGGCTGGTCACCCGGCGATCAGCGCGTGATCAGATCTTGCTGGCATGGAACTATCAGTGCGCCTACTGCGGCGCAGAGCTAGGCCGCAGCCCGACCATTGATCACGTGATCCCCAAAGCGCACGGCGGCACCACCACACCATCGAATCTGGTGGCCTGCTGCATGGGATGCAACTGCAGCAAGGGCCATAAACCATGGGTGGACTGGTATCGAGCCCAGCCTTTCTGGTCCGCATTAGGCGAATGGGCCATTGCGCATTGGCTGCAGGATGACGCTACGCTTTCGGCCTAGACCTTTTTTGAGGGCTAGGCGGAACCGCAGCGGTCGGCTGCGGTGAGGTGGGCACCGCGTGAGGACCCACCACCGGCCACCTTATTCAGCGCTTGAGTTGATGGCCCAAGCGTGAGACGCCTCAAGGACGCACAGGGGCTTGGGCTCTGTCAGCCCGATGCCTAGGCAGAGCGGGAACCTGCTTAGGTTACGGCAGGATCCTGCTGCACACCCACACTGCAAGCAGGCAGGTCACCCAGTATTCAACGATCAGTATCAACACGTCGCGGAGCATCAGCGGGCCAGCAGATGATCCAGATACAGCTCGGCCTGCCATAGATCTGAGCTGTAGCGGCAGGTGCCACCCACGCAGCTGCGGTAATACACCTCACCGTGCACCGGCATCAACGTTTCGATATAGCCGCCATCTCGATCTGTGCGGCTGATCACCTCGGGTCCGAACATTGCCGCGCCTCTTGCTGGTGGATCCATACCTTCAGTCTGCCGACATACTCCCGTAGCACTTGCGCCTGCTGCAGGTGAAATGGGTCTCTGCTGGCAAACCAAAGCTGATTGTGGCGATCAATCGCCTGCAGCGACTGGTGGATCAGCGGGCACCAATCAGCGCGTACAGGTGTGGCCCACTCACGTGGCACGGTCGTACATTTCACAGCGGGACGCATAACGCCCGCCACTACGTTTTGATTCTGGCAACTCCAGCCCGCAGGCTTGGTGACGCATCTCCCAGTAGTGGCAATCCCAGCACATCATTGGCCCATCAGCTGGGCGGATCCGGTTGCGTGCTGCCTGATAGATCTGCTGCGCCTTGATCAACGCCGTCTGCAGGTGCACCGTGCCGGTATCCATCTCCAGCTGGTGTTCAGGCTTAGGGCCGAGCACCACGCGAGCGTGCCAGTTGCGATCAGATCGGCTGCACACCAGCAGCAAGCGGCCAGCGTGCAGGCTGATCATTCATCCTCCCCGTAAGCCGGCTGATGAAAGATCCGCTCTAGCGTCATGCTGGCCGGCTCCTCAGGCCCATCCGTGACATACGCAGCGACCGGATCAGTGCCATCAGCTGCTACGTAAACGCAGGAATAGCCATAGGGCTTAACCACCACCAAGCCCGTGCGCTTGCTGCGCGTGAGGATCCGCAACGCAAGGCGTTCAATCAGGTTCAGGCCAGGCAGCTGGTGCATCATCCCTCCAGTTTGGCAATCAGACGGTCGATATACCAGCGGCATTTGCGGGCGTCTTCCAAGGCATGGCCTTTGCACCAGATGCGCAATAGATATTTCAATGCCTGGCCCTGCAGGTAAGCCGGCACCATATGCGGCGCGTCAGTGATCGCCGCTTCGATCACGTCGATGGCCTCCACTGGGCCGCGGCGGTAGTGGTCTGGATTGATTGGATCAGTCATCAAGCCATCCCCATGCAATGCGTTTGCAGATGCGCCATGCGTGCTTTTCATCAACATCAAACTCAGCCGCCAACTGGCGGTAGCTCCATCCCTCGGTGCGGAGCCGACGCAGCTTGCGCACCAGCTCCGGCGTGAGGATGGCGGCGATATTCTCCTCGCCAGCCTTGAATGGCCGGCTCATCGCCACTTATCCCCCAGCAACTGCTGGCGGCATACCTCTATGGCCTGCTGCGCTTGCTTTTGCGTCATTACCGATTCAGTGGCATCCATGGCACGCACAACGCGGGCCAGAAGTTCGGTGTAATCCGTGTCGCGGAAATTGGCCGCGATATCGCGGCAGAACTCCTCCCACAGCCCTGTGTAGGTGCCGCACGTGCGGCCACTGCGTTCGTACAGCGCGTCGATCATATCGGCGCGTTGCTGGTCAAGCTGTGTGGCGTTCATGGTTCAAGCGTTTGTCGGAGTTGCAGCAGCTCAGCGCAAAGCTGCTGCCGGTTACGGATGCCAGCGATGCAATGCAGCTGATCAATGCGGATATCGATCAGGTGCTGCAGTCGCTCGCGTTCATCTTGCCGACCCTGACGGTAGGCGCCAGTATCGCTAAGCAGCTGTTCTAGCCGTTGGCGGATATCGCTCACAGCACCTCCACAGCAATGGCATGGGGCCAGCGGTTGCGGGCATATTTCGCAGCCGCGGTCTTGGATTCGGCGCGGGTGTACCACTTGATTGGACGCACCTGCGGGAATCGCACCAGCACGGTGAAATCCTTGACGCGTGCATTGTGGCGTGGCCGGCTGACGCCTTCGCCATAGTTGCCTAGCTCAGTCTCATCAGTGCGCCATTGCAGCAGCGCTCCGGTTACATCAGCCATTGCTGGGCTCCTGTTCAGGGTTGAGCCATTCAATCTGCGACCACCACTCAAGCCAAGTATCAGCAGCGATCAGCTTGGCCTCAGTGAGGCTGTGGGCCTGCACGCACTCGAATACGTTGGCGGCCTTGATCTGGAAGTAGAAGCGGCGGTCAGTCATCAAGCTGCTCCTCCACAAGCGGCAGTGAGGGGCCAAGGGTTTCAAGCCAACACAACATGCACCAGTGCCCTTCGTGGCCTTCGATGTCGCTGCTGATGTAGTACTTGTGCGTGCCGTGCTTGGGGCAGACAATTTGTTTCTGGGAAATCTTTAGATTCAAAAAATCAGTCATCGAGCTGCTCCAAGGCGCGGCGGATGGTGTCGAAACGTTGAGACCACTCCGCTTCCGTTGAACCAAGGTCAGCTTCGGCAAGGGCCTGTAGCGCCTGCTCCTTCAAGCTCGGTGGCTTGGGGCGGCGTGCGGATTGCAGGAACTCGCGGGCGTTGTCGTCAGACAGCTCCAGCAGTGAGCAGCACGCCTCCAGCTCCTGGTCTGCGCCCCATTGGGCGGCGCGATCCATTAGCCAGTCCTCGCGGCCAACACCGCTGTCTCGATAACGCGGTGCATCTTGCCTCCACTGGGCCCGCAGCTCCGGTGGTGGGGTGATGGGGTGCTCAGTCATGCCGCACCACCTGCTGCGTGCCGGAGTGGGTGGGCTGGTGGTGGGCACCGGACTCGATGCCGATCATGGCGAACACGGAGGCGACGATCAGCAGGCAGATGGCGTTGTTGATGCGGTTGATCATGATGCGAGCGCTTGGCGGACGCGGTAGCGGGACAGGTTGAGGCGGGTGGCGATCTGTCGCTGGCTGAGACCCGTGCGACGCAAGATGCGAACGCGGCGGGTTTCTGATGCGGTCAGCCAGTCGATCACTGCCACTACGAACAGCAGCGGCAGGATCAGCTTCCAGATCACCAGCAGAGTGGTGGTGAGCATGGTGGCAGTGGATGAAGGGGAGAGCCCCGGAGGGCTCACATCTCGTCCAGAAGGCGAGCGATTTCCCGGCGGCGCTCATTGACTGCCCACCACTCGTCGAACCGCATGGCCTCTGTCAGCGCATCAGCCTGATCGTTCAACTCAGACAGTTCGCGAAGCAGAGCTTCCATGTTCAGCGCAGCCTCTGGGCTGCCGAGTGGAGGACCGATCGCCTCCGGTCCCCTAAGTATGCACCGCCCACGGGTCACCCTGCAAACGGCTGTGACAGTTCTTCACACGGCATTGCTACCGACCGCCAGCTCCACAGGCACCCGCAGAACGGGCACGCTTTTGTTCGTGTCCGGTGTGCGCGCCCAGCCGATCGCCACCAAGCTCACGGGCAGCTCGACCGTGTACCAGACATGGCGGCAGTCCACACACCTCCGCTGGCGGGTCACCTTGTCAGGCTGCTTGCCGTTGGTTGCGATCGCCCTGATCTCACCGCTACCGCAGCGTGGGCACTCCATAGGTATCCTGAACCTGTACCCCGCCACTATGGCACAGTGAACTTCGGTCAGTGGATGGCGGTCAAGCTATCGCCAGAACAGCAGTTTGAGATTGAAAAGCAGGCCCGCACCCTGCTAACTAGCGAGGATGCAGGCCCAATGGCCGCGGCACTCTTAAAGCAAGCCTGCTACCAGCAGCAGCTGTTGCAGCAAGCCGTCAACGAAATCGCCCGGCTTGAATGCGAGCTGATGGGACGTTAGAAGAACGAATCCTCAACCACCTCGGCCACCACGCCATCGGTGGCAGCAGCCAAGCTCTGAGCCGCAGCAGTGGCCTGCGCAGCAGC